CGGTCTTTCTGTGGACCACCTTGAATCCGATATGACATGAATTTGTCAATCGAATTCATAGCTTGATTGCAGAGACTAAGAAGCACTACTTTAGGGTAGTACTCTTTAGACTCGTCAGTATCTACTGACACCCAAGGTGACATTTCATCATACCCCGAATCTTCGGGCTTGATGACGCCATTTATTGGATTGGAAGCAAGCTTCCACATTAATTTCTTATACTTAGGGGATTTCCCCAAGCTTAGGAGATCAATGTACACAGAAGGGGTCTCTGGTTTAAAGAAATCATAACGATCTAATAAGACCTTTATACATGTATTATACATGTATGGTTTCTTAATGTCTCGCATGACTCCCGGTGTTATAGGAGTTAAGCAGATACCATTCAGGTATAACTGTTTAGCCACCTCTGCACCGGAGTAATCCGAGGCTTCGGGGGATATTACAGTTTTACCACTATTTATTTGAACACCTAGTGCTCGAATAACTTCTTGGTAAAGCTCTGCTACCTTCCTATCTGCTATAATGATATCATCGCCAATCATTCGATATTTCGAATGAATGTCCGAACATTGTGCCTTGTAAGCACAGTAATGTACGACAAGATGATGAGCTAGAGTACAAAGAGGCCAACTCGCGTAGGCGCCCATAGGCTGCCCACAAGAGTAGGTAATTTGTTCTCCACTCCACTGAGTTTTGAATGTCCGCTTCGCAAGAAGCGTCCACCAGCTCTCAGACAAATCACTATCCTCAACTAGTTCAGAAAGTAATTCCTTCTGAATTTGTCCAGGAAAGCGATCTGTAAATGCTGTCAAATCTGCACAATATATATACCCCTTAATTGAGGTAATATGTTGAGCAAATTTGCCGACATTTTGGTGTGAATGAGTTCCGTCTGAAGGCATGGATGTAAGAATTTCCATTATATACTTATGTAATGGTTTCAAACATCTTTGACTATAATAGTCTATGACTGCTATAGTCCTTGTCTTTCCAGACTTGTCAGGAAACTGAACAAGTTTAGAATGGATCGGATCTTCCTTAATTGAGTTAAGGTCGGTCTCTTCCATCGGGCGGTTGTCATTTAGTATTCTCTCCACAGTACGAATTGCTTCGTATATAGGAGGATCATTCATAACAGCCAGAACGTCTGAATCACTGCCCATTAAAGCATGGCCGTTAGGGCCATTCTTTACTGTACAGTGATACTGCATACTTCTAAACTCATCAGGGGTTTGAATACCTGATAAGAATTGAGG